ACCGCCAGTAGGCTTTCGTACATCTAAGAACTCCTCGATTTCGGGATGATTCATCGGCAGATATGCCGCGTAGCTTCCCCGACGGGTAACTCCCTGCGAGAATGCTAGCATTTCTGCATCTACAACTTTCATGAAAGGTATTACGCCGGTAGACTCCGATCCATTAGAGGTTTTAGAACCAACTGAACGTATATCTCCCCAGTACCCACCGACCCCGCCGCCAACAGAAGAAAGAAAAGCGTTTTCTGTATAGTGGTCCGTAATACCTCTCCTACTATCATCCACGTAATTGAGAAAGCAACTAATAGGTAGACCGCGCTTAGTCCCGCCATTACTGAGAATAGGGGTACTGAACATAAACCATAGTTTACTAGCATAGTCGTACAGTCGTTGAGCATGGGCTTCGTCGTCCGCAAAGGCTTCTGCTGCACGAGCAAAAGCCTGCTGTGGAGAACCTTCTCCATTTACTAAGTATCTATCTTGTAGAGTTTTTATACTAAACTCAGAGAGATAGCGGTCTCGTCTAAAATCAATTTCTATATTCATTTATCACTCGCCCAATATCTTCAATATTGTCTGCACCTATTGCATCATCGCAGTAGGTAATTAAATCCATTAACTCGTAGTTGACGAGCAATTGTTCTGCATTTTCATTCAAAGATTGAATGTACTTATATTTACTTGATATAGGAACCGCATTATAAATATCCATTGCATCACCGTATTGTTCAATGAGCTGTGTTGCTCTCTTCGGGCCAATGCCAGGAATACCTGCTACGTTGTCGCCTTTATCTCCTGTTAAACACTTCATTGAGATATAGAGGTCTGGATCAACATCATAATGCTCTTTCCAGTTATCTAATCTCACTTCTCGTCGAGTGACATATGAAAATCTACCTACATTCTCTTGAATGAGTAGATCCCAGTCTCGGTCACTTGAAATCAACCAAATATACTCTAAATCGTACTTACCTTTGTGTCTTACTAAATGTGCTGCAATATCGTCAGCTTCTACACCCTTATATCTAAGGACTGGGTAGTCTTCTGCGAGCACTTCGAGGCTTGCTTCGAACTCTTCGAAAAACTCTTCGAATGCGAGCCTCTCTGCTTCTGATTGTTCAGCGAACTTATCTTTTCTATTCTGCTTATAGTCGGGGGCAATCGCCTTACGATAAGTTGATGACCCCCAATCTGCGGTAATGATAACGTCCTTACAATCATATGATTTAGCCAAACTTTTTACTGTACTTTGATAATCGTATCGAAAATCAGTACGGCCCTGATGCTTCCAGCGAAACGCTAGATTTAAAGCATCTACGATTAGAGTAGAGTTGGCATCATCATTAATCATCTTATCTGTAAGATTAAATGCCATGTATAAACTCTACTTTTTCTTCTGCTAGCCATGTCTTCGCTAGAAGTACATAGCAGTCTAACCACTCAATATGTATCCAGTGGTCTGTGAATTCAGGAAGAAGTGCAGTTACAACAAATACCTCTGACCGATTGTATTTAAAAAACAATAAAGGCTCCTGGTTGCCGCCTTCTGCTTGTTGTATTAGCTTCTTCCACCATTTAATTAAATTGTTTGTTCTAGGTGCTGTAAATATTTTATCTGAAAGAGGTGACTTTTCATAGTTCTTCACTTCAATACAAAAACGATTCTTTGCATGAGGTACATACAAATCTCCTTTTAAGTACTCAAGAGCGCCTGATGCTGGTACTCTTTCAAACTGTAGCCCTGTAGAGTCGCGCAACATATCTCGTACTAGATACTCACCCCTAGCGCCTTTTGCTCTACTATCTACCATAGTAGCCTCGTTAAATGCGTTAACGTGTCTAACTTTTCTTTATACTCTGCTACTTTTGAAAGCTCTTCTTCAATAGCAGCCATTATATCAGGGTGCTCTCCAATACCTACAGGATTCTTAAAATAAATTTGTACGTTCGTTTCGTGGTACAGAATCTTGCCCATCAAGTATTGTTTCATATTCTCTGCCATCAGGAAGCCTGTTGTCAGAGTCATTTCTGGATCGCTCATTGTCTTCTTTCTCCTTTATCATTTCCCAAATTTGTCTGCGACGATTGTTCATCATACGTCTTGCGTGTCCCATTAATACTCCAGTTTGCTTACATTACCTGACTTGACTACTTCGACTTTATCGAGCAGAGGGTGAGTCCAGCCGTGGCTCACAACATAAGTATTCAAGTCTTCTCCCAAAAGTACCTCTACTAATTTTTCACGTCCTGTTTCATCCAGCACGTTAATTACTTCGTCCAAGAACAAAATATTAATTTGAGACTTTGATATACTACTCATTAATTTGCGTATAGCAATGAGAGTAGCTGTGTTCACCCTTGCCAATTCTCCACTAGAGAGAGCAAGAATATCCACAATGTTACCATTATCAGTGATTTGCACATTAAGTTTATCATTTGATACTACAAACTCCAAAGTAAAACGACCATCGGATAATTCTGCTAGATAGTGATTTGTGAGTTCTTCCAACTCTTTTACCAAATTCTCTATCTTGTATGCAAGCAACCCATTTGTACTAAAGGCTTTCTTTAGCACTTCGAGATGGCTTGCGGTTGCTCCTTCTAAGTCAAGAAGCTCCTGTAGTTCAAATAGTTCACTTTCAAACTCTTCTGTTTGCTCAAGTATTACTTGGATTCTAGTGTTTCGTTTAGTGATTGTTTCATTTTTTCGTGTGAGTCGAACCAGCCGTTCTTTCGCATCTGATATTCTTTGCGAGATTCCTTCAGCCCTGTTTTTAAGCTCAGCAGGATCCAAAGGAGATGCCGGAAGATTGTTGTCAATGCTTCGAAACAACTCTTCCCAATCTCGTTGAATTTTTCTAGAAGATTGGTACTTTGCATTGTTTTGTTTAATTTCTGATATTCTTCGTTCAATTTCATCTTGTCTTTCTCTCGCTTCGGCAACTTTTCTTGCCTCTGCATCAATTAATGATTGTTTAAAAGAACTATCTACAGATTGCTCACAAGTGGGGCAGTGATCTCCTAATTTACTCATCTTGTGTAAAATAGTTCTTGATCCCGTTACGACCCCGCTTAAGGTTCCTAACTCGCTTTGAAACTCGTCGTATGATTGTAGCTCGGTTACTTCACAGTTTTGTGCTTCTTCGATATTTATCTTAGACAGCATGTCTCTGTAAGTATTATTCTGAGAAATCTTTTTATTTTTCTCAGAGATATTTTTAATTTCAACCATAAGGTTGGCGAGTTCCTTCTCGTCACCTTCCGTCTCAATAGAAATTTCAGACAGAGGCAGTATGGATGTATCGCTCAATTTGTTATCGTTTAACCACTTTTCAATTGTCGCTATTTTCGATTCAATACTATTAAGATTTAACGTACTCTTGCGAGCTTCTTCTTTAAATAGATCAAAAAGTCGAACATAATGTTCTAAGTGGAGAAGATCAATGAGAAACTTTTTGCGGTTCGTATCTGTCGCAGTAAGAAACTGTAGACTGCTATTTGTGTTTTGATATACCAACTGAGAGAAGGTTTTAAAGTCGATTCCAATAATATCTTGGAGTGTCTTGTATGTATTGGTCGCTGTATGAGAACTAATATCTTCTCCATCTTCCAGCAACTTAAGCTTAATACTAGACTTCCGATCAATAACGACATCATACTTTTTTCCATCTTTCGCAAATTCAAGATGTATATGGTATCCTGCATTTACGTATCTATTGGGTATATCTGCTTTTTTAATACCTTTCGAGTTTTTGTTGTATAGTGCCTCTTCAATAATTAACGGTATGGACGACTTGCCCATACCGTTAGTGCCAAGAACTTGCGTTACAGTATTATCACTGAGATCTAGCTCATTGTCAGGCCCATAGCTAAAACAATTACTCCATTTCAACTTTTGCAGCGTAATCATTAAATATACCTACTATTTCTGGTATCCTTGTTTCTGGTATTTCCAAAATATAGGATAGATACTCTACTAATTCTTCTTGAATGCTCATGTCTTTCTGTATTACGAGAGTAGCTTCACTACTTCGTTTTACAACTTTCTTATCAAGAAGTTCGTTGTTTTTTACGTTTGCGAGCTCTTGTATGTCCCCTTCTATCTCATAGATTGTATGATGGAAGTCCGTTGGTATCATCTCACTTGGGTCTGATACTGTTTTACGAATAAGTTGTGGTAGCTCAAAAGCGTCCCACATCCATGACCAATCTCTTGGGTTTATTAAGAGGTAGCCAGTCTGTACCTCATTTCTATGAAATGAAGTTGTCATAGGGCTACCGGGGTATACAATATTTCGTTGAGTATTGCTATGTGCGTGTAGGTCTCCTGCAAAAACTACAGGGAAATCCTCGAACCTGTCTAAGTCCACCTCTGGCTTGACGTGTGGAGGTATTTCTCCGCGAACATGAGTGAACAAAGGCTTCTTTGGATCAAACAGTTCAATAGAATTTTTACGATGAAGATCTGCATAGGGCAGTACTCCAAACCCAAAGTCATTGTCGTAGTATGACATATCAACTACTTTTACGAGTGGGTTAATCTCTCGCGATACTTTCTTTAGCTGTGTAAAAAATGTTTTGTTTTTCTTTGTAGCTTCGTGATTTCCGTCATAGATAAGAGTTGGGATACTCACCTTTGATATAAACTCAAAGTAAAGCTCCAACTCTTCCATGTTCGGCAGACGGTCAAATAAGTCACCACCAATAACGTGCATATTGCACTGCTTTTCTAAACTATGTACTTGTTCAAAAAATGATTGATAACGCTTTATCGCCCAATCACGAGGTACGTTCTTTTGCCCTAGCTTTATATGCCAGTCTGCCGTAAATAAAATCATTCGATCTTGAACTCATCTTCCAAAGATTCATCAATATCGCCCGCTGCATCTTCACGAATCTCTTCAAGAAGTGCTTTCTGTGCGTCGGGAGTAGGACGGGGCATAACATCGTCCATAGACTTTAAGTCTGCAACTGCTTGTAGCTCATTCTCGCTGAGAGCACGTTGCTTGCACTTGAGTACTTGTAACTGGTACTCTACGTTGTAGGGTAAAGGGCCAGTCTTAACACGCTTGAACTTAACGTCCCAGCCTGTTTCTGGATCAGTAGGATCCCCAAGATCTTCTGCCGCAGTCAAGATAGCTTCAAAGAGCTTCTTCTTGAGGTTGATGATTTTTACTTCACCGCCATCAAGACACTGCATTGCGTAGCTCCAGCCACACTTCAGATCGGGGTAGAACTCTCGTACCCAGTCCTTTTCA